ACAGGGATTACCAAAATGGTTTTGAAAAAATCCACGATGGAGAATTTTTGGGGAGGGGGGCGTTGCAAAAGGGGTGGTTTTGTTTTTCGACCCCCCCCTATCACCTCTCAACTCAAAAATTTCTCAAAAGTTTTTTAAATTTTAAATTAATCTGTAGATTTGACGGTCATCATTCTCAAGAATTTCATTAATTACTTTTGTTGTTAAGATGTTTAGAGTGAACTCATCATCAACGTCATAAGTTTCTTCCATGTTAATCAATCGAGCAATGTACTCTTCTGTATCATAACCATTGTCATTGTCCCATCTCTTCCACATGTCATAGTCAGTCTTAGGATTGAATGGATTGTCTATGGTTGATAGCATCATGTTGTCGCCGTCTACTGTATCATTGAAGTCTTCATCGTTCTCATTGATGTCTTCATCATTCTCATTGATGTCTTCATTAACTTCATTAACTTCATTAGCTTCATCTATCACGACCTACTCAACTCCTCTTTCAATGCTGTGGTTGATACTCCCATAACTTGAGCCACCTCAGAGTAGGTGTAGCCTTTGCTAAGTAGCAACTGCGCACGTGTTACTTTAGTAGTGCTTAGCTTCATCTCTTTAGGCGATGCCAGCTTCCTTACAATGTCCATGTCTGCATGGTCTAGTATCTGTTTAAGCTTAGTAGTGGATACAGCACGGGCTTGAATAGCTTCCCATTCTTGCTCGGTTAACTTAACTCTACTTGCCTTAGCATTAGAACCTACTGTATCACGGGCTCTAGCTAGGGAGCGTTGTTTAAGCTTCTTAACATCATCGGGTGCCATGTTTGGTTTAAGGTTGGCATAGAACAGGTTACTGGTTAACAACTGCGCCTGGCGCTCTCTAGGGGCGTTTAATAGGGCGGTGTTTAGTTTAGCATTGAGGGACTTAAGCTCGGGCTCGTAAATCTTAGCCGCCTCTTTAGAATACTTAGGGGTGGGGATTGATTGTGAAACCTTGAGGGCTTCATTCTTCGTTTTGACCACGCCCTTAATGTAACCAACGTAGAGGTCTTCTTTAGCAGTACTGGATGAATACTTATCGGGGTCAAATGTTTTACCCTTTAGATAGCCATCGACAGTATCTTCTGAAATCTTCAGCTTAGTAGCTATCTCAGACACAGTCAGTCCCTTTTTAAGAACTTTACCTGTACCATCAACTCTATCTCTGTTAAGTTCTTTAGCTGTCTCATGTTGCGAGATGTCAATCTTCTGCTTAGAGCGTGAGATTAAAGTTGATGCTCCTTTTGATTCTTTACCAGTCTCTGGGTTAACATGTGACTGCCAAGTCTTTATCAATGACGAGATGCCATTGTCACGTGCTGATTGTTTGTAGTCATACTTATGCTTTTCAGAATCGATTACAACCATTGAGTGTTTAACAGCACGAGCAATCTCACCTTGACTTGCGCCTTTAATAGACATGTCCGTGATTAGATTCGAAATGATGCCCATCTGAGTCTGCTTCATCTTAGGAGAGATGGTATCATAATCTACTTTGTATACTGCAGGGTCGAAGTTCTTTAACTCTTGAAGTGTTCGACTAGTTTTAACTTGACCTCTACTATTAGGTATGACTAACGCTGTATCACCATCAAAGTCTGCTCCTGATAACTTCTGAGCTACCGATGGATGTATACCTACTGCATCACGAGAATCAGTACCTAACATTTTGATAGCTGAAGAGAGTTTGTTGTTGACTACTAAGTCTGGAATCTCAAAGATACCACCATGCGGGTGTCGAACCAATACAACTCGTTGTCCGTTTGGGTACATAGGCGCATAGATTTCATTGGGCTTCATGTCCGGGAATGGTAGGAGTACATGACTCTTTGTTCCAGGCAAACCTTTAGCTTTAAGATGTTTAGCTTTAGAATCCATACCTTCAATGTATTTATCCATCAAATGCTTTCTAACTACTGGGTTAGTCATTGAATTAATTTCATCGAACTCTCGTTTTAAACTTGAGTAAGTGTCATCTAAGCGGTCTTTAATTAAACTTGTTGGTTGTTTAGATAGGAACTGTGATGACATCTTAGTCGACCATGTGTCCCAATCGCCTTGTTCATTAACAATATTAAGAGCGCCCTTTTGACGAACGATGTTTGCTCCGAATGGATTATCCATATCTTCTGCCATCTTCTTAAGAACCTTCTCTTTAGGAACGTCTTTAGTCTTGTTGGTGTTGAAGATTATATCAACGCCATCTGGGAAGTTCTTAGTATCAGAATAAGCAACCATACCTTTTAGATAGAGGTTATCGCCTGCCGCGATACGAACCTGAGCATAGCGAGACTTACCTAAATCTAAGTCATCTACACCAGAACGAAGTTCGATTAGACCATCTTTATCTTCTCCACCATCTTCTTTGTAACGGACCTTGATTCGGTCTAAGTTAACATGTTTAGGTGGTCCAATGTTGGATATCTTACCATCTGAATCGATTTGAGTCTGAAGTGTGGATATCTTATCAGAATTCTTTCTTGTACTAACTACATCTACATCTTTAGTTAATACTTTTACAGTTGTATACTTAGAACCAGTTGGGTCACTAAGACGTTGAACATGAACCTCATGTACGTTGTATCCTTCGTCTTTAGCTAGCTTGTTGACAACCGCATTGAATTTAGTTCTAGATACGCCTAGTTGTCTTTCAACACCAACTCCGACATCTAAATAGCCAGTCTTGTCTACACCAGACTTAATAGCAGTAGAAACTTCATCCAATTGCATTTTTTGATGCTTTTCAGCAACATTTTCTTTATTTCGATAGTTACGAATGGTAGCTTCGGATACACCTAGCTTCTGAGCCATTGCTGTATTGCTTAGTCCAGTACCTTCAAGTGCCTTAACTCCACTACGTATACCTTCTTTAACTTCTTTGTTAGCCCAAGTTATACCATCTCTTAACTGACGGGTATTCATACCCAGCTTCTCAGCTATTTCAGTGTCTTTTAAACCCTTACCTCTTAGCGAATCAACTTCACCTAAGAATTTGTGACCATTTTCACCTTGTCTATCGTCTTCTCCTGAACCCCAAGCATAACGTCCGGATTTTCTTTTAGTTCCAAAGTGCACAAGAGTATCCAATGGTGGTTTCATATCCAATTACAACACTTCCTATCTTATGTGTTTAATGTTTTCGATAAGTACATCAAACTCTTGTATCTTGTCCATTATATCTCGAATATATAAAGGTTCTGGTATGTTTACCTCGAACCCATTACCCTGATACATACGTTCTTCGACTTTAATAGTCACAGGGTCTACTCCATACTCAAGACAGAATAAGGCTGCGTATATGTCTAGTTGTTTGAACGACACTTTAGTTATGCCTGTTTTTAAATCAGAGATTCTTAATAAGTTATCTCTAAAACTTATAGCGTCCGCTGTTCCATATGAATTGTGGCTATAGTATAGAATTACCTCCGATGACATTTTAAATCCAATAGCATCATTTATAAACATATTTAAAGCTTTTTTTTGATTAGCTTGTTTAAGCCTTTTTTGAATTGCCACAGATGCGAATGCGTGAAGTATGGTACCTTCTTCTTTCTGCTTCTGATTGTGGTATATTATTT